TGTAGTATATGCCATAATATCTCCTATAAGTTTAATCCTTTAGTACACAAAGCGGTATAACCACTTGGTACATCATATTCAAAAATTCCTAATCCTGATGCGTTAGTTCCTGCACTAGATACTGCTGTTGTTCCGAAGTAGCCGTTGCCGAAGTTATGTTGATTTGTAGCATCTTGTGTCGAACCATAATCTCCACTTGCAGGAAAATAAACTCCAGTTGTTGTGCTTGAAATAGCATCTATTGAAATTGCACCTGTACCTGTAGCACCTGATGTTGGGTCGCCAGAATTTTGCCAAACACCATTTTTAGAAAAATATAATTTATTATTATCTAAATCTACTGCTACTCCAATAATATCTCCAACAGCCCAAGTATCACCATAAGCACTTAATACATTCTTTTCATACTTTTGTCCTGTATCAGAATAATAAGCATAGTTAGAACAATCAGTTTGTCTGCCTAAAGTATCTGTAGAACCATCTGTTGGTCTATCAGCTATTCCATATAAATTATAATAACTGGCATTACTATTAGCAGAATATTTTATTTCCCAATAAAACTTGCCAGATGTCATTCCTAATGTTCCAGTATTCCAAGTATAATTAGAATTATTTGTTTGTATTGTGTTATTTCCTTGTGAAAATGTTGAATTTGCAATTTGATTATCTAAAACATTCATAGTACAAAAAACATTGCTTGGATTATCCTCAGTATTTGAAAGTGTACCACCTGAAACTGTCCAGTTATTACCATTACCAGATTGGTCTGTTACTGAATTACCATCTTTTAAAATAAAGAAACCATTGTTTCCATAAGTTACACTTGGAGAAGTTTTAATCTTCCACTCTCCAGTTGTTGCGTCTGTTTCTCCGAAATAAGAAGCATCATAAGCTGTGCCATCTATAAAATTAAAATGGCTCATACTTCCATCAAAATAATTACCTAAACTACCGCCTGTATTTCCTTTTTCTGCACCAATGTAATGTGTAACAGCAGTATTCATTTCATAATTGGTATTCTGTGCTGAATTAGTTTGTGTATTCCATGAAGTTATTTGTTCTCCATTAACCCACAGTTTAGTTCTATCGTTTGCTGTTGCTTGTGTGCTATCCCAATTAAAAACTAAATGATACCAACCATTCACATCTCTGTACTTTGCATTACTATATAATTTAGATACTTCACTCGTATCTAATATATGCCAAGCAAATTGGTCTGAACCATTAAAAGAAAAATTAGTATATCTTGTATTACTTACATATGACGAAAGAATTGTTTTCCAATTACCACCTAAACCACTTCTCTTAACCCAAACTGAAATTGTAAATTTAGATGCGTTTGTAGGTGTACCAAAAGTTCTGGATAAATATGTACTAGCCATTAGTTAAATTGTCCTCCGCCTGTTGCTCCAAATGATGATGTCAAACTAAATGCTCTATCTGCTGTTTGACCTTCTGCATCTGTAGCTCTGATTGTAAAATTATATGTTGTTGCTGTTGTTGATGAACCGCCAAAGTCTGTTGTTGTTATTACTCCTGTTGAGCTGTTTAACGAACAGTTAGCTTGTGATGCGTTAGTTAATACTGAAGTTGTTTCAGAATAAGTAACTGCACTATCTGATGTAGCCGCAACTGTTGCAACTGTACCAGAAAAATCTCCTGCAATAGTTCCAAGTGAACCTGCCGCAGTTGTCCAAGTAGGTGCATCTGAAACTGTTAAAATATTTGTTGATGATAAAACTGCATTACCATCTGGATTTTCAATTCTAATTTTATAAGTTGCATCAACAGTTAAAGTTGCCTGTACTGTTAATGATGTTGAGTTGTTAAATGTAACTGTGTCTGCAAGATACCAAATACCAGTTGAAGGATTTAGAAATTCTACTTGTGGAACTGATGTAAAGTTTGTTCCAGTTATAGTAATTGATGTTTGAGTATTTTCTATTGTGCTAGGAGATATAGAAGAAATTGTTGGTTTAGTTTCTCCAACTGTAACTGAGCCACCTAAAGATACTGCTGAACCATTAATTGTAATTGATGAGTTTGCTAAAGTAGCATTAGGTATAGCACTTAATCTAGCATTGTTTAATGTGCCAGAAGTAATGTTAGAAGCATCTATTGATGCTACATTAAATGTTCCATAAGCAACTATATCTACTACATCAGCATTTGTTAAATTACTTGCAAAGACAACTGAAGTACCAGATGTAATTGTAATGTCTGCACTAGACATTCTAACACCATTTACATAGACATCTGCAAATCCTGCGTCATAAGCAAGTGTGTTACCATTATCATCTGCACCACTTACTGAGTTAGGTGTGCCAGAAATTGTATATGTAAATCTTGCCGAAGTGCCATTTACGGTGCTACCTGCCGCACTCCACCCACTAGATTTGTAGACTTTAAGCTCATCTGCTGTTGTATCAAAATAGAGGTCTCCAATATCTAAAGATGTAACAGGAGCTGAAGCAGATATTCTATATCTATCAGCAAAACTGTTTACTCCTGAAATATTAGAAGCAACTGTATTTACATTTGCTATTGAACCAGCAACACTATTTACATTAGTTATAGATCCAGCTACTGTATTAATATTTGAAGCATTACCAACTACAGAAGTTATATTTGCTTCCATTCCGGCAACTGTTCCAATATCTGTTGCATCATTTGCAACAGTTGTTACATTGGATGATATTCCTGCTACTGTTGTTATATCTGAATTTATACCTGCAACTGTAGTAATATTAGAATTAGCTGCTGCTACCGTATTGATGTTTGTGTTATTTCCAGCAACTGTAGTAACATTTGCAGAAATACCTGCAACTGTGTTTATATTTGTAATATTATTTCCAACTGTATTTACATTGGTAATGTTATTTGCAACTGTATCTATTTCTGGACTTGCTTCTTGTAAGTCAGATGCAACAGTTTCTATTTCAGAAACAGCTTCATTTAAATCATTTGCAACAGTTACAATATCTGCAATGTTTGTTGCTACCGTATTAATATTACTTATATTTGAAGCTACCGTATTTACGTTTGTTACAGCTCCAGCAACTGTTGTAACATTAGATGCAATACCACTTACTGTAGTTACATCACTAGCTATTCCTGCAATAGTTGTAATATCTGTAATATCTTGTGCAAACTCTAAACCTGTACCTGCACTATTAACTGATAATACTTTGTTAGCAGTAAGGTTTGGAAATGTAATATCAAATGTATTTGCTGTTGTTGCTGCAGCTTTTGGAGAAAATTTTAAATCTCTTTCTAGCTGTTGACACATAGCTATAATTTTATCTAATTCATCATTAAGTGAGTTAATTTGAAAAGCACCTGAAGTTGGAAAGTCAGTAGATCTTGCAATTGCTAAATCTCTGTAAATAGTAATTACATCATTAAGAGTAGCCCCACTCCCCCCTAGTGTTATTGATCCACCACCAGAAACTCCTGCTCCAGATACCGAATATTGAGAAGCACTTGATGGTGATGCATTATAACTTAATTGTGAAGTACCATTAAATACTTTAATATCTGCATTTGTAAAAAATTCAAATGGTACAGAAAAACTTGTTTGACTTGCAGTTGCAGTATATTGAACTCGTGGTTCTGTATCTGAAATAGTAATTGCCATTAATGTAATCCTTTTTGAATATCGTCAAATAACCAATCAAGATACCATACATTTTGAAATGGTATTAACCTACGCACATTTTTTGCAGTGTGATGGTTATATTGATTTCCACCAACATCATATAAAATGTCAAAGATGTTATATATCTGTCCACCTGTTGGCCCAAAAATTGTTCCTGCTTTCCATCTATTAGAAGATCCAAATGGTTTACTTTCTCCAAACATTGGGCCAATTCCAATTCTGTTATCTGTTAAAGTTTCTATTGCTTTATTAATATCTGTATAAATTCCTGCTAATCCAGATCTATCAAAAGCATTAAGTAATTTAGTTGTTAATGATTGTTTTGAGTAATCTCTACCAAATCTAAATTCTGTATATATTTTATCTATAAGCATACCAGATCCCATTAGCAAAATAGAACCAAACATAAAATCTAAATCTTTTTCTTGCATACCTCTCATTAACATTCTTTGAGTAGCTGATATTGCAAATTTTTTAAACTGTGCAAATGTAGAACCTAATTCTGTACTCATCCATAATGGAGTATCTCCTAAACCTGGAGTAACAATAGTAATATTAATATCTTTATTAAGTGCTGCACCAAAAGCATCAACTGCTGCTTCATCTTCCCATTTAGCAGTATTAGCCATAAAATTATGTTTAGTTTTTTCACCATGTTTTTCAAATTGATTAGCTATTCTTCTAGCCATATCTTGATTTATACCAGAAGATGATAATGCAGTTTTCCATTTATCTGGTAAAGAACCTTTAGTCCATCTAATAGAGTCTTCAATAATTCTAGAACCAATAGTAACAGATGCCATAGACTTAGCCATTTCTGTCCATCTAGACATAAGGTTAACATACATAAAATTAAATGCAGAAGCCTTACCTACACCACTTTCTAATTTAGATGCTAAACCAAACATATCACCAACGTCTGCAAATAACATTGCTCTTTGACCTGTAATCATATCAACAGCTTCACCAAATGATTGAGCTTCTTTTTTACCCATATTGTAAATTGTTTTACCATCTAAAAAATCAGAAAACATTTCAAACTGTGTTTTAAATCCTCGTTTAATACCAGATGTCATTACAATTCTAGCTACATCCGGTATTGCTGCTGCAAATCCAGTAAGCATAGTTAATGCATTATAATGTTTCATAGTTCTCATTGCTACCGAAGACCATGCATGAGGATTAGAAGGTAATCCATAAGTACCTCTAATTAATTCAATAGCAGCTTCTAGATCTGTTAATGTTTGATCTCGTTCTTTTATAACAGCTGCTCTTTCTTTAGAACCACGTTTAAGTCCTACAAGTTTTAAATTATATTCGTTTGCTACTGTCATTAATCCAGCATTAAAACCTGACATTTCACCATCTTCAATAAATTTAATACCTAATCCATTAGGATCTCCATATTTTCTAGTAAGAAGAATATCTGGTATTATTTGTCTAGCATATGTTTTTTGTAAAGCAAAAATATCACTTATAATAAAACCACCATCTAATAATTCTTCTTGAGCTATTCTATCTAAATTTAATTCTCTAGCTCTAACAGCTCTAGCATATCTTGGTCTATTAAATGCATATCTTTCTGTAAGATCACCAACAGTTTTTTCAAATCTTACAAATGGAAAATGACCAGATAAATCTTTTACTAATTGATTTAATTTAGACTCATTAATTAAAACACCAGCTCTTTTAAAATGTCCTCTAATAATATCTTTAAATCTAGCTGGATTTTTTTCTATAGCATTTTTAACATAGATAATATTAATATAATCATTAACACCTCTTGTTTTAACATTTTTTAATCTTTGATTTAATTCATCAATTGTTTTTTCTATTCTAGATATGTTATATGTTTCTTGTACACCATCTACTTTAGAAGTATATGTTTTAGAAGTTTCACCTTTTTTTCTCATAGATTTTAATTGAGATTCCCAAAATCTAAGTTCAGAAATAATAGGCATTTCTCTAATTTTTAATTGTTGTATTTGTTCAAACAATGGGCCATATACATGTTTTTGTGTATGTCTAGCTGCAGCAGATACCTCAGGTACTGTATGATTAAAACCATTTAATCTAGCTTTAGTAACTTCATGACTAAATTGATCTAATGACATTCTATCCATTAAACCTGGTTTAGTATGTTGTGTTAATTTATTATGTAATGCTAAACCTAAATTAGTACCAGGTACTTTTTCTGTACCTTGGATTCTTTTAATATAATTAATATATTCATCTTTTACTAATTTATGAGATTCTATTTCACCTACTCTCATCATACGCATATCTGTTTCAATAGATTTACCTGTAGATTGAAATCCCCATTCTTTAGTATTTTTTAATTTTAATAAAGGTGTATCTAAAAGATCACCCATAATAATTTTAGCAGTTAAAGAAGTTTTTTGTTTTATAACTCTAAATACAGGAGTCCATGGCCCATCTTCACCAAAAATATTTAAATTAGATTTTATAAATCCTTCGCCTTCCATTTTTTCTTTAACTGTTTGTCTAATAGGTTTAGATATACCTTCAGCTCCAACTCCAGAAGGTTGTGGATCTGTTTTAGATGGATTTACAAATGTACCATCAATAGCAATATCATCTGTTTTAATAGGTTGTTGATCTTTTTTTCCAGCTATCCAATAATCATCAGCTTCTTTTAAAGTTTTTTGTGTTTTAATACCTGTTGGTGCAGATAATTTATTTAATATAAAAGGTACTGTATAACCATATGCTGCAACACCAGCAACATAACTATCATCTCTCATTGGATCTAAATTTTGTTTTGCAATTTCTTCAGCTAGTAATGCAGATCCAGCAATTTTAGCTGCTTGTCCAAATTTAGTAAAAAATAATAATGTAGAAGGATCTAATATAGCCCCTGTTATTCTACCTAAATAATACCAAGGAGATGCATAATTAGTATCTTGATGAGCTTGTAATTTTTTAATTAATGCACTTGTTTCAGCACTACTTCGACTAAAATAAAAATGATGCATAAAATCATCATAACCTTTTAATTGTGGATCTTGTGATGGATTATAGTTTTCTTCTTCAGGAAAATCAGAATTATCTAACAATTTTTGAACTGTTAGTGCAGAAAGGTTTTCTTGTTTAAAACCATCCCAAGCATCTGTTAAACTAAACTTTACTGGTTCTTTTTCTTTAGCTTGTAAATCTGTAGGAGTTATTGGTTGAGGAAAAAAAACTGCCATTATAATTTACCTAATTCACCGTTGTATGAATTAATAGCTTCGTTTATACCTTTAAAAATAACAGAGTTTACATATTGATTTTGTTTACCAAATTTTTCAAAATAATATTCTCTACCCATTTCATGTTGTACAATAAATTTAAGTAAAGAATGTAATTGGTTTTTATTCATTATATCTACAGTATCATTACGATCAAAATTAGTTTTAGATTCTAAAGCTTTTAAATAGCTTTCATTATCTTCTGCATACATTTTAAATATTTCATCATATGTAGGAGTAGATCCATATCTTTTATCTACATTGTTAATAGCATTAGTTAATGTAGAATGATTTAATATTGATTTAACTGCAGCTCTAATACTATCTTTAGGATGTGCAAATACTGCAAAATTTCTACTATCTCTTTTGTATTTTAAATCTATTTCACCATCCCAACCAGAAGATGATACAGCAGTCCAGTTGTTTGTTCTATGTGTTAATCTTAATTCTTGATTTTGATAATTATTTAATGCCCATTGTTTAAAATTTAAACTCATTGCATTTTCTGTCATTACAGTTTTTTCAGGTGGTAATAAAGATTCAGTAACTTTTTCTGCATCTGATAAATCTCTATTATTATTTATTTTTTTTTGATAAGATAAATTATTATTTGCAGTAGTTGCTGCCATTTGTAATTCAGTTCTTATTTCTCTAAGATCACCATCAAAACCAAGTGTTTTAGCTATCCAAGCAAAAGGTCTTATTTCTGCAGGAACATCATCTATACCTGGTATATCTGGATAAAATCTATAATCAGATAATTTAATACCATTTTTAATTACAGAGTATATTGCTCTTTTAGTCCAATGTTGTTTGTCTTCTGGTAATTTATCATACCAACTTGTTTTTTTAAAATCTTGAAATATTTGATTAGTTGTATGATTAATTAATTGTGCATTACTTGATGGTACATCTTTATCTACTAAATTAGTCCATGCAGCAGGAGTAAAATTTTTATCTAAAGTAATCATAACATTTCCAATATGCATAGATAATTTATATGCATGTTTACCAGATTTATCTTTGTAATTTTGTCTATCAAGAGATATTTTAACTAAGCCATTTTTGTTATCAGCATATTGTCTAAAATAACCTTCTACTTCTTCCCATTTATTTGTTTCATATTTAGATAATTGTTCATTTTTATTTAACATCATAAAATCTTCTTTTATTGCTGCATAAACATCATTGTTATCTAAAGTACCATATGTTTTCCAAAATGGATTTTTAACAAGTTTAGGTTTACCATCCATAGTATTTGTTTCAATACCCCAACCTTCATCTTCCATTCTTTTCATAACTCTATTAAATGCTTTAGATCTTAAATGACTATTTTCTTTTGACCATATATCTGGATTTTCTCCAGTAGTCATAGCTGTCATTTCTTCAATCCACATACCTTTTAATTGAGCCATTGCATTAGGTGGTATAATTTCTTTTGGTTCCCAAGCTAACCAAGTAGTTTGATCTCCAGCAGCAAACAAATTATCATGTAATGGATCTTTTTTATCTTGAAAAAATTTTAATAAAAAATGAGGTGATTTCATTTCAGCATTAAACATATATTCAAAACTTGCATTATTTCCATCATATTGAGCTGTTATATTTGCTAGTTTTTTATCATAATTTTCACTTTGGAATGATTCTAAAATAGAACTTGCTCTATTAAAATCTCCATTTGCTATGCTATTTACAGCACCACTATCTAAAGCTTTTTGAAATAAATGATTATATTCTACATTTGGAAACAATTCTTCATTACTTAAATATTGATACATTAATGATTTTTCCATAAGATTTGTTAAAGAACCTTCATCTTTAAATGATCCAGCATCATTTAGTGTTAAATATTTTCTAACTTCATCTGGAAAATAATCTTGACCTGCAAATATATTCATAGCTATTTTAAAACTATCACTATTAAGACTAGAATATTGTACTTTGTTAATACCATTATTAGCTAATACTGCTTTAGCCCACATTTCTCTATCTTCATCAGATTCAAAATTATATATTATTTCTGGATTTTGCATTGTTTTAGAAACAATAGATTGTATTCTATTTGCATCTGCAACATATTTAACTAGTTCTCTATATTTTGTAGATCCAATATCTACAGGTATTTGATCTAGTATTTCATTCATACTAACATCACCACCTTTAAAATTTTCTATTGCTAAAATATTTCCAGGTTCTTTCAACATATCAAAATCTATATCTGGTTTTTTTATTTTACCAAAAATAGCATCTCTATGAAAAGCTTTGTATTTTTTAAAAATGTTATCACCTATTCTCATTCTATTATCATCATCTTTATATAAATTTCTAACAGTTTTAAATATAGGATTATTTTTTAAATCATCATCAATCATTACATCATATTGATCATTGTCATTCTTAAAATCATTTAACCAATTTAATGCTTGTACTTCTTGACCGTTATTATAAAGAGTTTTCATAATATGAAATCCTCTAGAAACAATTAATGCTTCAGTTTGATTATTAATATTAGTAATATGATCTTTTTCATCAATTTTACCTAAAGCTACTAAATTTTCATAATCTTCATGAGCTAATTCATTTATTTGTAATAAGTTATTTTTAAATTGTTGATTAATAGCTGGTATTGCTAATTCTATTTCAGTTTCATTAAAGTTTTTCATTGAAAATTCAGCTTCAGTATTAAAGTTATTCCATTTAGTATCTCTATCAGCAAATAATTTATTATCATCAAATTTTCTTTTATTTGCTGATGCAAAAATTATTGAGTTTTGACTGTAAGCAGATAACATTGCATTAGCTTGTATTTTATATGCTGCAGGTACAGAATCTAATAAAGTTTTAGAATATGTATCAGCAGCTGCTTTCATTTTATCTGGATCCATAGAAAAATCATTTCTAAATTTTTCAAATTGATCTCTAGTTTTTATTTGAAAATCTTGAAAATAATTAGCTTGAGCAGTTTGATCTGCTTCTCTTTGTAATCTATCTAATGTAGGTTTAAATGCATCTACACCAATATTCAAATAACTTTGAGCAGGAACATATGGTACATTACCACTAGGTGCTTCTATTTTAACTTGTGATCTATCTTTTTTTAATGCCATAATTAACTTTCGTATAAATCTTTTTTAGCTTTATATTCAAAACCTGCACTAGCTATACTTGCCCATCCACCAAATTGTTCTTTACGTCTTTGAGATGCAGCTATATCTTGTGCATAACCAATATCACCAACTTTAGTTCCAACATTTAATCTTATTGTAGCAAGATCTTTTTCAAATGTTCTTGTTACATCTTTTTGTATATTTAAAAATGATCTACTATCCATTGAAAAACCAGAACCTGCTTGAGTTGCTTTATTAGAAGCAATTGTTGCTAAATAAGTTTCACGTCTTTCATCAGCTTCTTGTCTAGCAATATTTTCAGCAGCTTTCTTTTGAGCTTCATATCTTTGTTGTTCTATTTCTGCTTGTTTTTTAGATTCTTTAATATCGTAAACTGCTTTAGCTGCAGTTACAACAAACATAGTTACTGGATCAGCACTCATGCAAAAACTACCTCTACTGACATACCCAAGATTTTTATTGGTAAAGGATCATCTTGGCTAATTGTTACTGTTGGACTTTTATTATATCCTAAAAAGAAAAATTCTTTTTTATCTGTTACAGGTGTTAGGTCAGAGCCACCTTGAAAATTAACTTGTTGAATAACTAAAGCTTTAGAGGTGCTGTCTGCAGCTTTAATAGTCATATCTAGGGTAGAGTTAAGATCCACAATGGCTCTTGAGATTCTTCTAGGTAACCCAGTTAATGGGCCTTCTGGTAATTCTTGATCAATTGGCATAGTTTCAATTATCGGAATATAATTAAAACCAACTTTAAGTCCAGTAGCTTTTGGTGCATTTGTTAAAGTTATTTGATCTGTACCAGATACTGTAAATGATCCAATTGAACTATTACCATCTACAATATTAACAGATTCATTTGTATAAATAGCATTAACATCATGTAAAAAACCTTTTACTAAAGTTATTACTGCATTGTCTGCAGGTGTTGCTGCTAAAGATTGATTTAAGTTTAAAGTATAAGATCCTGCGCCATTATTTGTTACAGATTGAATTGTATATTCTGTAGCATTTCCAGCAATAGTAAATGTTTCATTAATTTTTGGATCAGAAGTAAAACCATCTACGTTTAATGTAGAACCAGTTTGGCTTCCACCATTAACTAATGGTGTACCTCTTTGATTTAATGTAGAAGTAGTTTGGCAATCTAATGTTTCAGTATCATCATCTGCAAATTTTTCTAATGTATATACAGTAGAACTATTTAAAGATCTTTTACAAATAACTACTAAGTTTTCATTTAATGATGCAATAGATTGAAAAAAATCATTATCTCTTGTAGACCATAATCCCCATCCTGCAATTTTTTCATCTCTAACAGAATGAAACAAAGCAAGTTTACCATTATGTGTAGATCCACTATTTAAAAAAAATGCATATTGTTCAGGTCTAGTTAAGTTACCTTTCATAATTGCAATTTCTTTTGGTGAGTCAATTAAATGTTGAGCAAGAATAGATACAGCAGTAGATTTATATCCATCTTCTAAATCAGAATAAACAAACTCTCTTACAGCTTTACCATTTTTTTGAACAAATCCTGTAGCTTGGTCAAACATATGTGGTGCTGTTCTAGATATTCCATATGGTGTTTGTCTTAATATACTTATGTTAGAAGGTGTAATTGTATTATCAGTAGAATCTGGAATATAATATTCTCCACCATCAGTAAATACTTGTAAGTCTTTACCAGCAAACATATGTCTAATTTCATTTACTGAATTACCTGTTATATCAGAGTCTATAGCTTCCGAATCTAATCCAGTACCAATATCAAAATTAAAATAATCTCCAATATGAGATGCAAGTATACCTGCAGGTCTAGACTTTATACCACCTAACCATAACCTATTATGATGAAATGTAACTGCTTGAGGATAACCTCTTACAGTAGAAATAGCTTCTTCTTTCCATTCATAATGTGGGCCTGTTCCACCAGATATAGTTTCAATTACAGTTACAGTTACTTCTGTTGAACTTGTGTATCCTGTTATTTTACACTGTGATCCATCTATAGTTAAATAATGTCCTACATAATCAGAAGTAAAAAATCCTGAAGAAGCTGTGACAGTTCTACCTGTACCAGTTGCTGATGTACTAATACTTAATGTTGTAGTTGCAGGTTCATATTTATAAAAAGGTGTATCTGTTTTGTATGCTCCAGAAACTACTACATCTTCATTTATTTTAAATGCAAATACTCTTACAATAAAAGATGATGCAGATTCTCTGTAAATTTCTCTAATTTCATTATTTCTATGTGTAATAAAAATAGTATCACCAAATTGAGCAAAGTTTAATTCAAATAGTTGAGCTGTAGTCCAATTACAATTAGTTGTATAATTACTTGTTAATACTGTACCATTTATATTGTAAACATCCATTCTTTGATTAGATAAAACAATAATAGCTATTTCATCATCAGAAAATACAAATGGAATTATTCTAGATTCAGCAGGTAATGTTGCAAGATAAGAAGTACCTGGTCTTCTCATTAAACCACCTTCAGCTAATAATGCAAAGTTTCTACATTGTTTAGCACCTTGAAAATAAGATGGTACATCAGTTCTTGTTGCTAATAATGGGTTAAGTTCTCCAGACGAAAAATTTGTTATAACCGTTTTTAATGTTCTTCCCATTATACATCCGTTCTAGTAGATCTTCTAAGATTAATAAATCTATTAGTATCTAAAACTTTTGTAGTTGTTTCTTGAGCATCAATATTTTTAGCTATTAAAAATTGTCTTTCAGAAAGTTCTTTAAATTGTCTTATCATTGCAGAATCTCTAGCAACAGATCCAGCAAATATAGAAGCTAATTCATATTCTAAAGCTAATACAAAATGTGGTGGAAAATATGCTTCATCTACTCTGTAAATATAATCCATAACTAATGTACTATTAGAACCATAACCATTAACATAAATATAATCTTTATATCTTGAATAAGGAATTACAATATCATTAACTGTTATTGTATTAATTTGTAAAACTTCTGGATTAGTTGGTATTTGATAACCATAATCAAATCTTCCAGTAGGAGCTGCTGCTAATAATGAAAGTGTTTGTTGTGTTGTTGAAAATCTCCATCTGCATCTTGTAAGTGCAGCTTTTGTAATATCTTCGTAAATATTACTGGCAACTAATGCTTCTGTGCTTCCATCAGAAAAAGATGTGATAGGTTGTGCACCTATCATTACCAAAGCTCTTGCACATATGTCTATATTTGTTGTTGCCATAATAATAAAAAAAATGACTTGGGGGATTTCTCCCCCAAATCGAATTAGCTTTATGCTAATTTTGCAGTTGTTACAGTAGTTGCACCACTTGCTGAAGTAACAGTAAGTAGATCTGCTTCTGGAGTTCCACCGATTCCGATAGAACAAAGAATTAAATCACCTTGTTTCAATTCAGCATATGCGCTGTTAAAGTAACCACTAGCAGCTACAGTTGCGATAGCATCTCCGTCAGTGTAAAACCAAAGAGAGTTGCCACCCATCTGAGCTACCTTTTTGATTGGATTATCAGTTGCGTAAGCCATTATATATTCTCCTTAATTATTACTCTGCACACTTCTGTATTCTAATACCATCAGAATCAATTAATACACCACCTATAGAAAGCATAGATGTAATTAAGTGAGAAACTTTTTCTGGTATATAGTTTACTTCAGTTTTAACGTCAGAACCAATTCCCATACCAATTGATGATTTATGGAAAGCTACAGTATGTCTATCAGTAGAACCAGAAGTTTCTAGTCCACTGTGTACAAACCATAAGAATCCTAACCATCTCTTAGCAGTCATACCACCAGCATAAGGAAGTTCACTTTCTCCCACATACTCGACTCTTGAGAATTGATCTAGGTTGATTAGGTCAGACCATTGTTTAGGCCCAACTACCCAGTATCTTTGTTGATCATCTGGTACGTCATTAGTATTGAAAAGTTCCATCATAGCTTGAGCTTTTCCTAGGTTCATTCCAGTACCTGTACCTGATGAGTTATTAGCAAGTGCTGTTGCATTTTCCATTACAGAAGTAATAACGCTGTCAGTTTTTCTACCTAAAGCGTATGCTGCTGAATTTGCAACTACTTGTCTTTCGTCAATGTTTACCTTTAACTCGTCTAACTTGTCAACGTAATCTGCTGCATAGTAATCAGTTAAAGTTGCTGACACATTGCTGTGAGCTAGATCCATTGCAACTACTTCAGCATGTCTTGCTTTAGTGTTTGCAGAACCTTTTGCAACTTTCTGAAACTTAACAGTATTACCATTAACACCGTTCACAGTTCTTACCAAGTTCTTAAGTTTAGAACCCATTCTTTGGTAAGCCATATGAACTTCAGCTTCGAATTGAGTTATAAAGGCATTAGTTATTGATGTTGCCATTTATTTTCCTCATTGTTAAGTTATTAAATTTACCGATTATCTTTCTAATGCAGAGGATTGTTGTCCAGTTAAGGGCAATCATTGTACATTCTAAAGGTCTTGATTAAGGAATATTGTATAATAGATATTGTTGACAACGCACAATTATATCCATTTTTTAGGAATAGTAATAACTTCTCCAAATTCTATTGTTCCATCTTTATCTTCAGAATATGTGCCAAACAATGTTATAAAATCTTTTGTATCTTTGTATATCCAAAATTCACCTGTTTTACAAACTGCTGGTACTGCAGCATCCATTTGTGCTACAGATAACCAGCCAGTTTGCGAAACACAATCTAGCCATTTTATTGGCTTTTTAAGTTTCTTAAAATTAAACTTATGTTTTTTCTTGTCCTTTGTATGCCTTCTCATATAATTCTGTTACTCGTTTTACATAAGCAGGATCACGTCTACTAGAATCCCAATATCTAGGATCTTTTAACATAGATTTTAAATCATCTATATCAGCAGTAACATCTACCTGTGTTTGGGTTGTAGGCATATTACTATCTTTTGTAAGTTTCATTACTTCTTCCAAAGCTTTTACACCTTCTGCTGTAGAAGCGAAACTAGATATAGCTTGATAAGAATCTGGGCTTAAATATTTTTTAGACCAAAGTTCTGCTGCTTCAATTCTTTCTTTACCATTATCTCCAAGTTTTTGTACTTCAAGATCTGTGTTAGGAAGATTAGCCATAGCATTATCTATAAATACTTTTACTCCTTCATCATATTGTTGTTGAGATAAACCTGCATTTTTGGCAGTTTGATTCCACCATTGTACAATAGGCATATCTTCACTTATATCTAAACTAACATTTGAATCTAATTCTGGAATATTAAGTTTATATTGTTCTGGAACATTTTGAAGTTTTTCATTTTCAATATCTAGTCTAATTTGTTTAGTTAAGTCTTCTGTTCTAGAACCTAATTTAGATTCTAAAGAGTTATAAGATGAAGCTAAATTTTCAATATTAACTTCATTTCTTTCAGCATCCCAAAATTTATCTTGAATATAATCTGGTTTAGTTACCTCTGAAGTTTTTTCAGTGGCGACTGGTGCTGCATTAGCATTATCATCTGCCATCTTGTTCTCCTTTTGTTATACGAGTTTTTATTACTCCAACTAAGAATCGCATACCTTCTAAGTGGAATAGTCTGTTGCTATCTATGTTTGGCCCAGCAACAGCTTCTATTGTTATTGATTGCAAATAGCTTAAAACTTTTTTACCTTCATCTCCTTTAAAAAGATTGGCAAAATGTTTATTTAAGATCTGTTCTTCTTCAGCAGATCTTATATAACCATCAATACTATTTGTAATTTTGGGCTTCTCTTTCTCTAGATCTTTCCAAGACATATTACGCTCCTGGTGGAGCTTCACCTCCTTCTGGTGTTGATTGCATTTGTTGTAAACGGTTTACAAGCTCTTGTTGTTCTTCTTCGTTTCTAATTAGTTTTTCAGGCAGGTTCATTTTTTCAGCTAGATATTTTGCAGTTTCATTTTGATCTACAATTAGATTAACCATTTGTGGCCCAAATGTTGCGCCAATAATTTCGTTAAATCTAGTTACATCAGAAACATCTTGCATATGTTGTGCCTGTGCTAATGGTGAACGTGGAGCTACTTTTACTTCCCTACCATTTACTTTAGGGATGTCTATTCTACCTTGTTTAGATAAAATTCTAATTATTCTTTTTAACAATGGAGTTATTAATTCAGATTGTAATCTACCAAAAGAAGATCCTATTTGTCTTGATAGATCTGCCATTCTTTCAGAAACTTCAGTAGCTGTCATTGGTGTACCTTCAGGTCTACCAAGAGCTTCCATGTATAAAGCTTTTTTAATATTAGTTCTCATGTCATTTAAAACTAATTGAGCTACATCAAAGTTAGATGCAGATTGTATAGGTAATAAACCTCTAGATCCTGGTGCTACAGGTATTAAAGATCCAGGTACTAATGATATATTATCTGGATTAATTACACCATCATCTTCATAAGTATATACACCACTAACTGACATTTGTGCATTTTGTAAAATTAATTCTATTGTAAGATTGCAAGTTTTAATTGCTGACATAGCATTAAATACTGGCCCTCTGCCATATACTTCACCAGACGCTTTATTCCATCTAAATACTAAATATGGATTTGAACCTTCTCCTATAAACATTTCTTCATAAAGAATATGTTTTGGATTTTCCATAACAATACACATTTTATATTTTTCAACATTTTCTTCATATATTTTATAAACAGCTTCAATAATTTTAACCTTTTTTTTATTTTTCAATGGATCAAAATTTTCTGGTAATTGAGCTTTTGGATATAAAAAATTTATTTCATTTGGTTTACAATATCTAGTTCTATAAATAGAATCTATTTTACCATCAGGCCCAGTGTTCAAACAAACTCTAGTTAATGGTACTGCTGTAAATTTAATTGGATTAATAGCATCACCTTCTTCAACAAGCATAATTCCAGTACCAATTGCAAGATCCATAAATGATTCATGTATTTCTTGATTAAAGTTTGATTGTTGTAATAATTGAAAAACATAATCTGTAATTTTATCTAATTGTAAATTAATATTTGGCTTTTGTTCTTGTGGTATTTCTGATCCAGCTTGAAAGTCTGCCCATCTAGCAAATGTTGGAACAATACCTGCTTGTAATCTTGATGCAAATTCTTGTACTCCAACTACAGCAGTTTCGTCAAAAATCTTATCAGTTCTTTTTTGTCCAGGTGCTTCTTCATAAAATGATTCTCTATTTGGAAGACAATATTCATATGCTTCTTCAAATTTATCTTTCCAATAATCTTTTATATTTTGAGCTTCTTTATATTTTTTTAAAATTTCAGATGCTCTATCTTCTATTCCATAATTAATTTCAGAGTTATCTAAATAATCCATTATTTAAACTTTCTTAATGTTAATGCTAATCTAGCTCTTTTAGCAGTTATACCAGAACCTTTAGCAGCTTTAACTAATTTTTTTCTAGGAATATTTTTTCCTTCTTTAGCTTTTAAAGTTGCTCTTAAAGCTCCAGGTTTTTTAATTGCTTGTTGAATCCATTTTTTTGTCATTTAATAAAAAAATCCTCCACCACCAGGTTTTGCAAATAAAGATCTAGATGATGTTATTGATAATCTTTTTTTCTTATATGCATTAGCTTGTTCTGCTGCAGCTTGTTCTGCTTTTGCTTGTTCAGCTTTTTGTATTGCAACATTTTCAGCTTCTATTTGAGCTTCTGTTTTAGTTGTTGTTTGCCCACCCCTATCACCACGTGTAATCACGTTACCATATGCATCAGTTTCACCTGACATTCTTTTTGACATATATCCAGAATAAACTTCATTTTGTTTTTCTACAGATAGTCTATCAAATTCTTCTTTGGTATAACCAATATTTTTTTTAGCATATTTTGATGCTAAAACTTTTTCAGTAAAAAATTTACCAGTATATTGTGCACTTTTTTGTAAAGGTTTATTTAACACTTTTGTAATAATTTGTAAAGAAGGTGGCCCTTTACCTGTACCTCGTCTTACATTATAAGCACGTTGATCTTGAAAAGCTTTTTCTTTAGCTTCTTTTATAGCTTTATCTCTAACTTTTTGATTTTTAATAGTTGAGGTAGTTATACCAATTTCTCTACTTGATTGGTAAGTATTATTATTACCACCACCTTTATTGCCACCATCACCACTCATAGAAATTCCTTTTTATCAGATTTATTCCAAAATCGCTTATATCCAGCTTTACGCAACGCACAATATAGTTGCCATGGAGTTATAATATACCATCTGTAAAAACCTATTAATCTCATAACAAATGATACACAGCTTAATTCTTTTATTCTAAACAAATGCCAATCATCTTTTACTGGACAGATTAATACTTCATAATCATAAAGATAATTTAAAAAGTCTTTAGATTCTTGTTTATTTAAAAAGCTAGTTCTAATACCTGCATGTGTAAACTCAATATGTTCCCAAACATCTAAATCTGGTATGAATTTTAAGGCTCCACAATGACCAAATCCATGTGGAGGTTTCCACCACCATATCCATTTAGCAAATCTTTGTGTTCTTTCACTATGGAAATAAACTAACCATTCCTCTTGAATAGATCCCATACTTTTCTTTTTTGTGTTTTTTGTCCAGCAAATACATCCCATTCTTTTTTAGCAATAGTTGGTTTAGATTGAGATCTACCTGCAAGTAATGTTCTACCTTCTCCAGCACCCATCATTAAATATTGTAAAGCATCATGAACGTGAGAATATCTATTTTTATATGGCTTTTCATCATAACGATCTCCAGAAGTTTGAAGTCTTCTGTAATGATAACCACCATTAAATCCTTTTTTAAGATTTATACATTGAGGATCAATTATAAATCCAGGTTTACCATCTATAAGTCTTTGTAATGCTGTATCTACAGATTCTATTCTAAGAGCAACATCATTAGATGGTGCAGGTACAGCTTTTAATCCATAGTTTCTCATAATAGAAAATGGTGTTCTTTCATCTGTTTGTGATCTAAAATCTCCAGCAGGATCACCAAATATTAGTACTTCAAAGTTTTTATAATTTTTTGCAATTTCACCTCTAAGTAATTCAGAAAATCTCATAACACCCATATCAAAACAAACAAGTTCATTTAATATATTCCATCTACCTAAAGCAGTCTTTTGACCAAAGACAGCAGCAGGTGTTAAACCAAAGTCTATACCAATAAATAAAGTTTGGTTTAAATTAGGTTTTAATGTTTCAAGAGAAATATGTATTTCTTGTCTAAAATTGGGATATACAGGTTTACCTTCTTCAATAGATCCAAGTTTATTCAAAACATATACATCTATCCATCCTTTTGTTTTACCTCTAATAATATTAGAATAATATTTAGGAGTAAGATTTTTTTTATTTTCTGCATTATCATTAGTAAGATATTCTTCTGTAAATCCTTCTTTGTTTTTTTTTTCTACCAAAGCAGGTGGTTGTGTATGAAAACTCCAGTTATCAGGTTTAATTAACATTAAAGCTTCATCTCTAGAAATATGATCTGGTACAGGAACATCACCTGCCATTATAGGCCACCAATGATCTTCTTCTGGTGCATTGGTATCTGCTATTACTCCATACCATGTAGCACCACCATCTCTCATAGATGGAAATCTTCCTACCCTCATAGTACATGCATCTATAATTGATTTAGGTATTTCTCTAGCTTCGTTTACCCAAACACCTGTAAGCTCAAGAGATAATAGTTTCTTAACATCTTCTGGTCTATCAAGAGCTAAAAATATAACTTCTAAATCTATATCACCTCTTTGTATTTTATGAGTATAAGGTACTGACCAAGCAAAGTTACCCCAAATATCTTCAGGAAACCAATCTAACCAAGTTTTAATTGTTGTAGTTCTTAACTGTGGGTTTGTATTTCTTATTACTGCCCATCTTGATTTACGAACACCTTGTGCATTTTTTTCTTGTAACAATGCTCGTCTAAATATTTCTATACAACAAGATACAGATTTACCAGAACCAACAGGCCCTCTCAATCCTCTAAAGAAGTCATTGGACTTCATAAAGGTTTTTAATGTTTGTCCTTCTGGTTTGTAATTAAAGTTAATCGACATTAGTACCTACATTTGCTTTTAACAGTTTATAAATAGTTTCTTCTCCAAAAGCTTCTACTAATTTATCAGCTTCTTTATCTGTTATCATATGTGTAGGATAATATTTAAGATGTGTATTTTTAACTATTGTTCTTAATCTTCTTCTATCTTTTAAACTTAGAGTATTGAGGAACGACATTCTTGTACCTTTAGTTCTAATAATACAGCTTGTAGTATTTCAGCTTCTGTACCATATTTTTCTTCAAAATTTTTTTTATCTAGATGAATACCTGTACACCCTTGATGATGTTCAAAACATAATGGAATAACTTCAAAATGAGAAGCTCTCCTACCCATACCAACATTGCCTTTACCATTGTTTCTAATATGGTGTAAGGTAGCAGGTGCTTTGCAAATATAGCATCCTAGTTGAGCTACCTTATCCATATGCAATTTTTCAGCTTTAGTAGCCATACTTTTTAGTAGGTTTAGACTTTTTTTTCTGTGGTACTTTCGCTTTTGATTTGGGTTTTTTCTTTAAAGGTTTTTTCATTTATTTCCTCATATGTTGCTCTGCAACCATTAGGAACAGCAGCAGATAGTTTTATCATACCATCTATATCATTTTTTGCTGTGTAGTAAATCTCTTTTTTAAGAATATCAATTTCCCAAATTCTACCAACAAAGAACATTATTTCTTTTTAGCAGTCTTAGCAGATTTCTTAAAAGCTTTTGATGTTGGTGCCCCTTTAGATCCAGGCTTTCTCATTCTTTCACCAGAACCAGATTTAATTCTTTCTCTTTTCGCATGTATGTTAGCATACAAACCTCTTTTAGCCATTTTTTTCTCCTTATGATTTTTTATTATTATTAGCAAAACTTCTAGCAGCAGCTACCGAACCAAAGCCCCATGCTTTTAATGCTAATGCTTTTCTTGTAGGTCTGCCTTTGCTATCTTTCATTGGGCCCTTCATTCCGGCAAACCTCGCAGCAAATGATATTCTTCTTGGATTCTTTCCAGATTTTACAGGTGCTTTTAAATTAGAACCTTCTGTTCTTTTGAAATATGCTCTACCTCTAGCATTTAAACCACCTTTTGGATTTTGATATACTTTAGCAACCATTATTTGCTATTTTTTTTTCCATAAGGTTTTTTATAAAAATCTTTATTAAAAGGGGAAACTCTATTTTTTGTATTTTTAGGATCATTAGCTTTAAATGTTAAAGTTTCATCCATTTTAACAACAAACTGTTTCCAAGTATTTTTTAACTTATCTTTTGTCATAATGATATTCTCCTCAAATAAACCTTACCTTTGGGTAAAAAAAATAAAACGCACTTACCTGCCTTGCCGATTATATTTTTTAAAATTCCTTTTTTTCGCCTTATTCATAGAACTTCTTTTAGGCCTACGACTAGATATACTAGTCCTTTTGTATTTCGCCCCTGTTTCATGGGCAACCTTATTGACGTCAAACTTTTTCTTAGCCATGTTTTATGATTACCTTAGTGTGTGCTTAAAATCAACCTTGTTGTGTGTGTAACTCCACTAGTCATCTAGACGATGGCGTTTTTGCCCCCACCCCTCGTTCCGAGTGGGCAAATAGTCGGTACTCTGTACCGTCACTTTTTAAGAAAGGTCGATGTTAATCTTAATATCCCCTTGGATATTATGTGCTACCTTGTCCGGAGCTCTTAGTCCTACTCTGTCGAGTATGTCTCTACTTGCTTCGAGTTGGACATACTCTGACCTAGCTCCTGAAGACAGGTCGATAAGTTTCCTACTCGCTGACACTGCGCCTAGTCCAAGTGTACGAGCTATTGCTTGTTGCATATAGTTCTGTACTTTTGGTAATCGTAGTGTGCGAGAAGCACTTACACGACCTGCTTCTTCGCTTCCTTTACTTGAATATCCTGCAGTTTTAGCTGCTTCCTTTATACTACAACCTGTTGTTACGATGGTATCTACTAGCTTCTTCTGTTTTTCTGTTAGTTCGCTCATATAACGCTTTTATTATTCTACCCCTAACTGTTCGTAAGGATAAGATTCCTCCTTGTCAAGCATTATATTCGCTCTCTTGTGTATTGTGCTACGCACAACACCACATATAGTAGTATTATTATAGGAGTGTCGACAAGCGACACCCTCTTACCCCAAACGCAATTTTCTCTCTACGCTGACTCCTATGGTCGTCAGCTTAATCGCTAAGGACTCGCCTGGCAGTTTGCAAAGCAAACTCCTAGGCATCCTCCTGCGCTATTGGCTTCGCCTGAGAAACCCCTGCGTTACTCGAAAAGCTTAAACGCTTTTCTCCGTTACTCAGTATTGCTATGGGGCCCCCACACACACGGAGTTTACTCGCTTGTATCATGAGTTGCTTCGATTTCATTGCCCTTCGCTTCGCTTTCGGCGAGGAAAAGTGGTCGCACCTTCGGTACAACAACTTTTCGCAATGAAATACGAATTTGCCTCATGATGACTGCTCGAGTAACCAGTGTGTGACACGTTGGTTATTATTAACAATTAACTGAAAGGTAATTATGACAAATAATAGAGTTTTAGAGCTTATGTCTTATTTTAAGATAAGAAAAGACTCTGATAAAATCAAAAGAGTTGAGGAGTTGGCTATTAAGAGAGATGTAGCTGAATCGGTAGGTAATACTGATGAGGTAAAATTGATTGATAGTGAATTAACTTGTTATGGAGGAGAGAATGTCCAAACTAGCTAACTTGTTAAAAGTTATAGGTATTTCGTTATTAATTATGGCATGTTACTTTGTAGGTGCCATTTTTAGTATACTGCTATCACCTGTGGTTATTGGGTTGATTGCGTTTGCAGTATATAAATTAAATAATAACCAAAAAACAAACATAAAGGAGTAAATTATGTCGACACTTAAAGAAACTTACAGAGATGATCCTGATAGCAGAGTTGCTAATATGGAATTAGTTTTAGATGAATCTGAAACTAATATGATAAATGGTATTAATACTTTAGTAGATACTATCATTACACCATTCATTGATAATGAAGATTGGGTTAGAATTGCAACATGGAATTTTGATTCTATATATGGTTGCTTTTATAGACACAATGAAATGTGTAATGCTTCTCTCGACAAAACTAAAGAAGCTACTCGAGAAGCTGTTAGAGATGATATTGGTACTGAAATTACCAAAGGTAAATTATCATCATTGATCTTCAAAAATAAAGTTCAATCTTTGAATTGCAGAAGATCACAGTTGATTGTTGATACTTTTGAAAATAAATACAAAGAGATTTTTGGTAAATCTTATGTTCCTGTTTCCAAAAGATCTTCTGTTACTGATAAGGTATACGTTGATAAAGCTGAAAAAGATATGTTGTTAGCTGAAGCTAAAAAGCTTTCTGCATAACAATACAAACATTGCCTGTGGCTCGACTCTGAGCCATGGGCATTTTTTTATCGTGTTCTGAATTTTTTCGGAACTCGGTGGGGCAAAAACATGAGGTGCTGCCGAATGTCTTGCAATAACAAGTAATAAGTGTATAATAAATAAATAAAGAAAGAGGTGCAAAATGTGGAATAAATTACAAAATTGGTTAATGAACGTATTAGCTCAATGGATATGGATGGCTATTATGTTTCCAATTAGAGCTTTTATAGGATTATGTATAGCTATTGCTAAACATATGCCTGAAAAAGTTGAATTACCATATGAAATAAGAAAAAAAACAGTTAAACAATAATAGGTAAATATATGTCTAAAGAACTATTTTTGACTAATTTAGAAAAATTACAAACAGATTATGCAGAGTGCAAAATAGATACTAAACAATTTGAAGATGGCTTAAAAGAGTTAGGTATATCTACTGAAGAAATTTATTTTGAACTAGACGCTGCTGAAGAAGCTAGGTATAATTTTAAATTAGATGAAACAAAAAGAAAGGAAAAATAATGGGATATACTAATTATTGGCATCAACATATTAACTTTGATGACAAACAATGGGAGCAAATCAAAAATGAAGCTGAATACATTGATGGCATTGCAGATCGTAATTTAGCTAAAATAGAAATTACTAATGAACATATACTTATAGAAGGTAATCCAGGTTGCGAAACTTTTCTTTTAGAAAAGAATATACCAACAGAACAAAAATATGATGGTGAAGATCTTAGTTTTTATTTCTGCAAAACTAGAGCTATGACCTATGATATATATGTTTGGCATATGTTAGTTTTTGTTGCAGGTATGATAAACAATACAGATAAGTTTAGTATATCTAGAGATTACTAATGTACTGTATTTTATGGACTTTAAAAAAGGAGGAAAAATGGGAATTATTTACTAATGAATGTTTTCTACATGAAAAAGAAGCTGCCGAATTTGCTAATAAACAAAAATCAAGAAAACATAAATTTAAAGTTGGAAAAGTAAAGGATTGGTTTTATGTCAAAAGAGAAAAAACAAAAACTTAATAAGTTTAATTGGAAAGAACATAAAAAATGGATTAGCAGTTTTGCTGATGTTAAAATTGTTTATTCAGAAATTAAACAAATTAAACGTAAAAGAGGTAAAAAATGACTGAAGAAGAATTATTAAATCAAGCACCTAAAAAAACTAAACGTAGTAAAAATACTATAAAATTTGGTATGTTTGGTTTATCTTTAGGAGAACATAATTATAATAGATTAAATGCTTATTGTTTAAAACATAATATTACTAAAGCTACTTTAGTTAGATCATTAGTAGTAGATTATTTAGACAGAGCTAATTCTTAAAATAAAATTGCTAAGCCCTGGTATACCATTAAACAATTGCTGCCGGGCTTCACAATAGGTAACCTAGAACCTGTAATTATAACCGTAATCTATAGTAGTGGTAATAATGCTAAAAGGCCTGGTGCTTGATAAAGAATCCCCCCTCGAATGAGGGGGAATGACTAAATGAAAAGAAAGAAAGAGGTCTTATGCAAACAAATATACAAATACAACAAGATGATCTACTCACAATAGATCCAAGTGCGTATTTTGAAGTTGATAAAAGACAATTAAAATATGTGTCTGATGGTACATCTAATAATCCAGAAATACATGACGAATGGGTTAATAGATATGCACTTGTAAGAAAAGATAATGGTAAATTACTTGGTATTCATTCTGATGATTACATTGTTAGACCATATTCTGCATTAGCAGAAAAAGTAAATGAAGTAATCAAAGATGCTGTACCAAATATTGACCAATGGAAAATAACTACAGAAGATCATGTTTATGCTGATGGTAGAAAGTTTAGAAGAAATATAAACTTCTGGAATGAGCAAATCTATTTAGATTCTAATAAACGTGCTAACGAATGTATTATTCCACAAGTAAGAATTTATTCATCACTTGATGGACAATGGGGCCAACAAATTATGTTTTCCTCAATGTATATGTGGTGTTTAAATGGTATGGTAAGACCTGATTGGACATTTACTGTATACAATAAACATAGTTCCAAACAGGATATTACTTATAGTGTCGCTGAATTTCGTGCTGGTTTAGAAAGCCATAAAGAAATGGGTGACGAAATGTTTAAAATGATGCAAAAGAAAGTGAGTGTAAATGAAGTTACAGAGTTATTTAGAAAAACCTTGGCTAACACAAATAAAAGAAATCTCGAAATCGATAATAACAGTGTTATTGTTATGCGTGATTTGGACTCTTTATGGGGTAAGTATGTTGCTAAATATGGCAATACAGTTTTTGCGGTTTATCAAACTGCAACTCACTGGGCAACACATCCAATCACCAGAGGAGCAGTTTACAATGTTTCGAGAAAACGAGAAAAACAGGTCGCAGAAATGATGCAATCTAAATATTGGGAGAACTTATATGGCTAATTGTTATTTTCACGCCAAATCTAGTGCAAAGAGATGGGGTGGTAA